GTGTAATTCTTTCAGCAGAGCTTATATCTGCTGCCTCATAGGGAACAATGAGATCTTCTGGCGGTATAAATTTAGATATTGCTCTATTTAAAACAAAGTCAAAATACACCTTCTTAAATGCAGATCCAGCCAAAGGTAAGTAAAACAACATTTGGTCTAACTCAGGATCATACTCTTCCATTACATTCATAATGTAATAGTTCATAAACTCTTGTACTCTTTCGGCCTGGTTTTCCGTCTCTACAGTTCTAGCACCGATAATTTCTGTTTTAACTGGACCCTTTGCTGGCAACATTTCCTTATAGGCCTGAGCTTGGAATTGGGTAACGGATTCTGCCAAAATCGGGTGAATAACGCCGCTAGATCCTTCAAATGGTTGCGATCTACCTTCGTCAAACTTCATGCCCAAATATTTCAATCCATCGGTATAGGTTTTTTCCCATTCGCTTCTGGATTGTTTGTCGCCTTTTATGGAGCTCAATAAGTCGTTGGCTATGCTGCCTAATATATCGTCAGGTAAAGCCTCTGCTAAATTAGCGTTAAAACCAATTTGTGGTTCTTCTGGTAATATTTCGTCGTCTATAAGAACTTCCTGTCCAGATACTAATATCTCTGCGGCTTCTCTTATTTGGTCTTCTCTGGTCGTGTCTGGTTGTACTTCTACAGCCGAACCCATAGATCTTATGTCTGGGTTGTCTTCTGTTCCTAATCGTTTCTCAATCGCCATAATATTTAGTGTAACACCCTTGGTCTTGAATCAAAATCCAAATCCAAATCCAAATCCATGATGTCCGTCAACTCTCCATCTACAATTAAACCACTATACTCAGCTATCAATTCAGCGTCTTCAATGCACTCCGCATGAATATCTGGCCCAGCGTATTCTTTACCATCGAAAACAAACCTAGTAAGGTATATTTTCAATAATATACTGTTCTGTTCGCTTTTAATAATTTCACCTCGTCTTCGTAATCTTCACGCAAGGATATGAAACCACCTTGCCTAAAACGCATCAAAGCCATTGTAGCACTATCACAAAAGTCGTCATAATCGCCAAACGGGAATGATGCCATCTCTTCAATAACTTCGTCAGCGAAGTCATGGTCTGGTGCCCATACCATACCTGATTCAAATATTGGAGCTACGCTATTCATTCTGGCTATCTTGTCTTGACCTCTGCTTGGAGAGTAAGCGGTAACTGGTATGCCCATTCTTCTTAGCTCGTGAGTAAGTGGTGTCCCAGATGCTTTAGCCTCAATCAAAACACAGTCTGGCTCCCAATAACGATACTCTTCCATAGCCATCTTTTTCAGCTCTGGAAAGTCACATCTGACTCTTTTTGCATCTAATAGTATGATTTCGTCCGCAGTTTCATCGCCCCGGTTGAATATTGCCCAAGTTGTTATTGCTGAGTAGTCTGCTGTTTCTTTTTTAGAAAAAGCGGTGTCGTAGCTTTGTATGACATAAGAATAAGCTGGCACATCTTCATCTTCCCACCTGTTCCACCATTCTCTTTTTACAATAGAGCCTTCCTCAGCTGTGGGATTTTGCATCCATTGTGCGTTCCATTTGGATATAGGGAGTGATGCTTTGACACTTAATAACTCTTCTTTTTTCCAAAACTCAGGCCACAGAGGTTTTTCAGACTCAGGCATAATAGCCGGGAACTCTACAACCTCCCATTGGTCAGCATATTCGTCAGATTGTTTTTTTAAAACATTACCAACCAGATCCTTAGTGCTCCATCTGGTCATTACTATCACAATTATGCCTCCTGGTTGTAGACGTTGCCTTGGACCTGAGGTGTACCACTCATAAGCTGACTCCATTGCCTTTGGAGATAGAGCATCTTGTTCTGAGTGTGGATCGTCAATGATTAGTAAATCTGCACCACGTCCTGTTATTGCACCACCGACACCAGCATAGAATGATTCGCCTTCTTTATTTGTGGTCCAACGACCAGCTGATTTATTATCTGCTTGAAGTTTCAGATCTGGGAATATGTGTTGATACTCTTCGCTATCTATTATGTTTCTAACTCTTCTACCAAATCGTACTGCTAGTTCTGCCGTGTGTGTGGTTTGTATGATTTTAAGATTGCCTTGCTTTCCCATCATCCAAGCGGGAAAGAAAGTTGAAGCAAATTCAGATTTTGAGTGTCTCGGTGGCAAACATACTATGAGTCTTTTTAGTTTGCCTTCTGCGATTTTGTTAAATTTATCTGCGATTATTTTATGGTGACGACCTTCAATAAAATCTGGCCACATATGATTTACAAAGGATATAAAATCAGTCTGGCAAGAGTCTTGCTTTTCAAGTTGATCGTATCGATTGATTAAGGCCAAAGCCTCTGCTTTGTCCTGTTCGGATAATATATCAAAATCTTTATACGATACGTCGCTCATAGTCGAGTTAGGTGGTCAGGTAGTGACGTATAAACCACCCAACTCTAAGCCTTGTGGCCTTTGGGTAGTATTGCACATCGCTAAACTTCATGCCATGGTTCATTTTTAAATAGTAAACTTTCAGCTTCACGACGTCTAACCAATCCATCTGAAACTTGCTTAACTCCGTCAATAGTAACTTTGTTCCATCTTTTTATTTCGCTAGGAACTTTTTCAAACTGTGAAGCATTGAGAACCTTGATACAAGTTGAACTTTTCATCGCGCTTTTGCCTATGTTAAAACACCATGCCACTAAGGAGTCAAATTCATTTTGTTGTAAAGGCACTTGCACGATTTCATTAATAGCATCTTCAAAGTCTGCGACATCCTCTAACAACAAAGCCTCTGCTCTTTCTTGTGATATTTCCATGCCCATTTTGACGCCTTTAGTGCTCCCAAATCCAATTGTTGGTACATTTGCCTGGCATAAATAAGAGGACAACGAGCACCCCTCGAAGCGTTTGATAAGAGCGATTCCCTCTTTTGATATTTCCATTTTTTCCATATTACTCTCCCCATTTTTTTGTTTTTGTTCCGCCGTAGTAATCCACAGCGAGATTTTCTTTTTTGAGCAAATCAGCGACATTACCTTTTTCACAGAAAACATCTGCTAATACTCTCCCATATTTGTCGGTGCCATAAGATCTAATAGTGATGTCACCAACTAACCAATCTTTAAGTTTTTGTTTTGCCAATAAACCAAGCTCTTTCTCCTTTGCTCTTTCTGGGTATCTTTTGACATTGATCCTAGACTCTGGAGTATCAATAGAATTTATACGGACGGCTTTGTTATGTAATTGCACCGAAAAACCGAGATCTATAGTCTCTAATCTGATAGTGTCTCCATCGGTTACGGATCTTAATTTACATTTATAAACGAAAGCATCTGGCGATTTACTCATTTTTATCCCCTTGCTTTGTGGTAACTGTCCTGTAATACACAACCACTTCTTTTAATTCTTTTATGTATCTTTTCAGTTCTTGCATGTTATAGGCCATAAGTTCGTAATCTTGTACCGACATAGCAAAGAATACTACAGCACCTTCTTCTTTCTCAACTCGTTCTAAAAACTCGTCTATATTTTTTTCAGATACAACGTACCAATAAGGATCTTTTAAATCTACAGCTCTGGGTAATATAGGTTGAACAATATTTCGTTCAATCGGTTTTGTAATTATTTCTACTTGTTTACTTGGTATCAGGCTGCAACTGCAAGCCATCGTCAAGACTGTCAATACCAGCAGTATCTTTTTCAATGCTATCAAATACATCTTTTGTCCCTTTGTTTGCTCTGGTTTCAATCAGACCAGGTTTTGCTATAGCTAATTTAGTCAGATTATGGCGTTTAAAAACATCCAAGTATCTACTCATTTCAGCCTCTATTTGTTGATTCTTTGATTGTAGGTTTATCAATGACGATGTTTGTAATTCAAAATCATTTTGTAAATTTTCTATGGCCGCTTTTTGTTCTGCATCACGAAGCTCAAAAGCATCATTCAATGCAGACAGTCTTGAATTTTGCCAGTACAGAACTGAACAAATAAAAACCAAAACGCCAATCACACCTAATAAAATTCTACTCATAATAATCCTTGTTGTTCATTTTAATACAATTTTGTAATAATTTGCATCTTTTGTGTTTATTGCTCAAGCAAACCATAGATTTGTAATCGCCTTTTAACGCCTTTGACTTCTATTGGTTCTAGCTCTTTTAGTATTTGATCTGATTTCAAAGCAGTAGGTCTACCAATAATTAAATCTACGCCAACTTCTTTACAACTGGATTCCAGTCTAGCTGCTTCGTTTACAGGACTGCCTATGCAAGTATAGTCAAAACGTGTGTCCGATCCCATATTACCGACTATGGCTTCACCGCTGTTTATACCTATGCCTATTGAAACTGGCGGTAAATCTTCATCAACCAGTTCAAGATTGAGTTTGTCCATATTTTTTCGCATTTGTATTGCACAATCTACCGCTGCACTTTCGTGTCTTTCTATATCCAAAGGCGCGTTCCAAAACGCCATAAGCGCATCCCCGATGAACTTGTCTATGGTACCCCCATATTGCCTAACGGCTTCCACCTGGGCCGTTAAAGCACGATTCATTATGTAAGTTACATCTTCTGCGGACATAGATTCTGACAAAGAAGTGAATCCCCGGACATCGGTAAAGAGCACAGTGATATAACGCCTAGATCCTCCGAGCTTGAGTAGATCTGGATTATCTTGAAGTTGTTTGACTTGGCGAGGATCTAAGTAATGCTCAAACTGTTTTTTGATTTGTTGTCTAAGTATGTATTCTTCCCTGTATTTGATGTAGTAAGAGGTGCTACCTATTATAAACTGGCTTATCAAAGACCAAGTAACATCCAAGAGCATACCATTTTGTATAGTGTAGATACCAAATGTAACTAAAGATCCAGCCGATAAACTGAAATAAATCAAACCAACAGACATGCTTAGTTTTTGTGTTAAGAACCAGGCCAATAAACCAAACAATAAAAATATGGCAAGTTCAGCTCCTAAATGCCACTCAGGGATCCTGGGGGACTCAGGCAATAAAATTGACTCTGCTACAGCTGCTTGCAAAAAATGTGGGTACATTAAACCTTTGCTTGTAGGCACTTGAGGCATGATACCTCCACCAGAAGTTCCTATTATGGTTATCTTATCTTGTGCGCCAGACAAATCATCTAGGGTAATAACTGGCGTATTAACATAGCTGATCCATTTTCTGTGTGCTGAGTCTACTGATATAGGTGGTAGTGATGGAACTCGTATCTCACTATCAGTCATATTAATAATGTATGTGTCTGCCCCAGTGATATTTTTGATTATTTCTATAGGTAGGCTAGGAGCGAAACCCGTGTCAGTACGCAATAACAAAGGATATTGTCTTACCAAACCATCAACGTCTGTAGGTGCTGATGCGACGCCTTGTGTCGCACTAGCTTTAAGCATATCGATGTTTTCCACAACACCTCTAGCTTGAAAACCGCCACCTGTATCTTCGCCCAGTATGACTGTACCTACAGTTGGTGGATAACTGCCTGTATCTGACTCAAACATGGCTAATACAGACGGGCCATAGCTCAAGGCTTCTGCAAAGGCTTCGTCTCCGCCAAGTCGGTCTGGTTGTGGAAAAGTCAATGCCCAGGCTTGAGCATACGAACCAGCGTTAAGTAAATCTACTTGGATTTCTGCTAACCTCCTTCTAGGTAATGGCCACCCGCCTTCTCTTTCAATATCAGCCTCAGTTATATCTAGGATTACAAAGTTGCCTGTTGGTTCTTGTTCTTTTACAAAAGCATCAAATGTCTTGAGCTTGAGGATTTCTAAAGGTGTGAGCTGCATCAATAGAGGTAGAGCTAAACCAATAAGTAGAGCTGGGAATATGTATTTTTTGTTCAATTTCCTTGCCTTATAGTTATTACATTGGAAGATCCGCCGTTGACTTTAACAACGTGTTCTACCCCGTTTTGAAACAATATAAGAGTGTATGCGCTAGATCCATCTAAGTCTAGGCGATAGGTATCTCCTACAGATCTACGAATACTTATCTGCTGGCCTGTAATAATCGTAGTTATCTGCGTATCTTTGTCCTGGCCAATATTAGTACCCGCTATAGTAATCCCAGTTGCTATTTGGTTTAGTTGATCGTCTTCTTCATCAATAGCCAGAGCATCAATAACATTTAAAAGATCTTCTAAAAAGTTTACATCCAGATAATTTATATCGAGCTCTGTAAACTCTAAATCCGCTTCGTTATCTAAAAAATCTTCTGCTAAGAAATCTATATCAAGATCTGAAAAGTTCAGATAATCTGCTGTGCCTTGTTGTTGTGTTTCTTCTACAAGATCCTGGCGTTCTTGTGGAGGATTAACAATTAACATGTTGTCTATAAGTTCCAGTGATATGTCTAGTGTTACAGGTTTGGATGGAGCCTGGTTATAAGTCATAGCTGTGGTCGCTTGATAGGCTTGATTTAGTATGACTTGTCCCATCGCTGTTTCTACTATAATCTCGCCTACTTTGCCGTCAGCACCAGGCAATAGAATCACCAACGAGGCGCCCGTCTCCGGGGTGGTAGTGATTGTAAAATCTGTTCCGCGCACATAAACGTCCGCAGATGGCGTCTGTATGCGTATTTTCTTTTTATTATTGAATTTACCTGTAACGAAACGAGCTGTCCCAGATGCAAAGCGTAAGGCCATTTCGCTCTTGGCTGGGTTTGGATCGTAGATGTAGCTGTTAATGACCAACTTACTGTGGTCCATTACTCGGACGACTGTTTCGTCTTCAAAGGTTATGGCCACAGCTCCAGATTGAGTTTTTACATTGTCCAGTTGTTGTATAGGAAAAGATAACTCTGCCCCATAAGGCTGATCTCTAACTACCTGTGCACTACCTCTAAGCTCGCTTATGGAGCCAATATCAACATCCTGTGCTTGTGCCCTGATCGTTTTGGACCACACAGACAGTTGAAGTAGTAGTACCAGAACTAAGAATCTTGAGCCAGTCATTATCTAATGTTGATGATTGTGTAATATTAAAAGTTCTATTAGATCCGTCATGGTCTAAGTAGAAATAGTTACCAGCATAACCCGAAGCTGCGTGTGTCAAAGCATTATCATTACCATCTATGTTGACGTAGTTGGTAGCTGCATCTGCATTTATTCCAGACGTTATGGTGTTGCTGTCTCCGCTTATAATCCAATCTAAATCTAGTGTACTAGCTAACGCTGTTGTAGCGTGATTCAGCGTGAATATATTGCTATTTCCGGTGACATCCACATTAACATTTGACGAATCTGCTCCATAAGTGTTGGTTTTATCGGTATTCATATTGAACGTGTTTGAATTTCCATCAAACTCGAAAAAACCAATATAAGAATCTGAAACAATATCTCCGAGGAACTTGTTGGAGTCGCCTATCTGATTTATATCAAGCGTCCCAGCGGTCCCGGTAAATTTGAGCGCTGTCATTGAGCCGGCTGCTGCATCAGCTCCACCGATTATGTTGCCAGATCCTAGTTGTTCCAAGTCTATGTTGGTGTTAGAAGCACCAGAAGATTGGTCCAGGAAGATCTCATTATCGGCTGCCATTAGCGGTCCAGATAGCAAGATTAATAATAAGAGTTTTTTCATTTTTTGTACCTCCAATACTCTTTTTGTAAGCCTTGCTCTATTATTTCTTTTACAGCTGTCTCGATAGCCATTTGGAGAGCGATAGACATAGGCTCATTTTTTACTGCACCACCTTCTAATTCCACCAGCTCCGTATTGTCGCTAATGAATCTAAAGACATCGTTGTTAAGCGATGCCGATAAAA